ATGTTCCATAACCAGAAGATGGTGAATTGGCCCAAGAAAATTGATAAAAATCGTATGAAGATGAGAAAGGTATTCTCAAAACAACTTCAGTATCACAAGATAAATCAATTTCTACGTGAGGCAAATTAGATCTCTGAATAAGAGTGGCACTGTGAGCAGTGACCCAAGAGTTACCAACTTGAGTTGTAGATATTGAATCGTAACTAGCACCTCCTAGTGGACACCAAGTCAACATATATCTACCCTGTTGAAACCTGTCAGCGTTAACTACAAGTCTTAAAACAGTAGTGGCTCTAAAACCAAAACGACCTTTAGGTTTCTCATTATAAAATGCATTAGTCAAAGCTTTTTGTGGCAATGGAATTGCATTAAATTGAGATACTGGGTCGTTAGCGGCAAAAGTACCAGTCTGAATTTTCAGCGGTCTAGATAAATAGAATGCCAAACTAGTTTCTGTATATGGCTCAGGATTCTTGTAAAATACAGGATCCAATTCCATAGCAGCAGGTTGTTCGGCAATTCTAACAACTGCATCCGAAGTGAATGCAGTAGTTCCTTCAACACGAACTTGTGGACCAGGTTCTTGTTGTGTCTCAGGAAAATTTTGTGATGGCATAAGGTCCCCACCACCGGACATAGTTGTATTATTAGAAGCGAGTCATATTTAATGCACGAGATGACTCAATTTCGTACACCTTTGCGAGTTGTCTGGATATTGTGAGGATTGCTCACCTCCCATCCTGTACAGTAACCTAAATAGGCAGGAGTTTAATTCTATACGCATAGCATCTGTGATTTAAGCTCGCATGTGTATACACAGAGAAGATCGAAATAGAAAGTTAAATAATTGGAATTTACAGCTTCCCATGCTTATTTTTACGACTTTTGTGTCGAACCCTTTTAACGTCAAATGGCGATCGGACGAAGCTTCACTTAGTGGAAGGGCAATACTTCGCCCAACTTATTTTGAAGCCTTTGAGCTCTAGTCCAGTATAATGTTCCATCACATGTAATTTGTGGTGCTAAAGTTTCCACAGCTTTAATATATTTTAGAGCATACTGATTCCAAACTTTTTCATTGTGCAAAGACAACTCATCAAAGAACTCCTTGAGATTAGATTCAAAGATAGCTAAGCTTTCCTTATTCTTAGTCCACAAAGGAATTTCAATGATAGAATTAATATCTAAACACCCCAAATAACGATTTAATAATTTCTCGTATCTAAATGATCTCTTTAAAAATGTAATTTCAGAAAGTCGCTTAAATGGTACAACTCCTGATGTTTTATCAGCAGAAGTATATGTATAACCTATTTCTTCCATCATCTTTTGGATAGTAACTCCATTAAATGTTGGTTTACATTTATCTGAAACAGCCATTGCTAAATCATCACCAGTAACATATAATTTTACATTATCATCAAAACGCAATAAACGTGAATGATGTTTGTAAAACACATATCGGTGAATTAGTTGATTATTCATACAATTAATAATGAGAGTTAAGGGATTGCCAGATGACATTCCTCCAAACCACTCATAAACTATATTGTTGAATAAGTGCCGAGAATTTACTATCTCTAACCATAGTATTTGACGCACACCTTGATGTTCATCATCATACCAATTGTTAATGATATCTAATATAGCCCACGCAAAGTCGGTTAACATAGATCCATCATAGTGAGAGAAATCTCCATCACAAACAAATGGGTCATTTTGATTAGGAGTCATAGATTTGAGTCCCATAGCAATTTGATCCCACTGTTTTGAGAAAGGATTGATAGCAGTCACCATACCATTATTAATGGAATTGTTATGTACAAAAATAGCAAAGCTACCAAAATACATTCTAAAAGCTGCTAAGAAATCTAAAGGATAACCATTAAATAATCTGGACAAAAATTCCCAAACTTTGGTTTCCTTCCTTCTCTCATTTTTAAGATTGTCATCAGGATGTGCAATCTTCTAATACCTTTTCTAGCATCATCGACAATCAAATTGACACGTCT